TCGGGAGAGGAGTTGCCCTAAGGTCGTGCATCAGCTTTCTCATAAAGAAGCTTTTGCCCGATACCTTTAGCGGGTTAGTTACTAACCGCTTGTATTTGTACAGACTACGCCTGTAGCGCCCTAAAGGGGGCACGGCGACGTGTATGTACGAATCGAAATCCTCATCACTCATGGGACCGACCAGCAATTTAGCCGCGTCGGGGACCCAGGAGTGTAATAACTTGAGAGTCTCAGATTCCTCTAGGCTCCAACGTAACGAAAGGAGGCGTTTTATACGATTGTAATCGCACAAGACACCACAAGCGTCGGTAGGAACCTTTTCAAGAAATACGGGTCTTATCGGTTTTCCCTGGAACCAGTCCGTGCCACAGCTTTCCCTAATAGGACCAGAAGAAAAGGTCTTTTCGGAATTGATGCTGAAGCCGGCCAGACGAAGAGCTTCCACAAGCTTAAAATAATGCTTTCCTTCGATGATTAAATCATCACCGAAGACAGCAAACAGCTTGCGGTCAACCACTTCATGTTCTGCTTTAATCACAGCGTAAACAAACGCCGCAAAAATAGCAGATTCCAGCGCGAAGGTGTAACCATTCCCCATGGAAGAGATCTTTTCGTATTTCACAAGATCCTCTCCAAGGACGCCCGTTGGCGACCTCAGAGCCATAAGGTAATCACACCATTCCCTCGGTAGCAACAATTCGCACAGCTTTGTGCTGATTGAATCGCTGGCCGCACTTAGATCGACAGTTGCAAATCGTCGATCGTCGTTTGGCAGAGATCCGAGGCGAGCCAATTCCTGATTCTTCTCTTGGGAGTCAAGATTAACACCAAACCGCTTCAAGCGGCGACGGATAAATCCGTCAACTCCTAATTGAAGATACAAATTCAGGGTAGGCTCGATCGCAATCGTCCGCTCCTTAAGAGCAGACTTTGGGACGAATGTAATTCGATTGCCATCCACGATGTTCACAACGTCTTTCCAGAACCGCTCCATGTTTAACGGCATTTGCATTGGTATTCCATGCGCCTGCCGGTATTCATGTTGTAGCGATCCGAACCAACGTTGGTCGGTCTCGATGGCAAATCGGGCATACCTGAAAGCCTCGATCGTGCAGGAGTAGGGAAATTTCGCGTATTTATGATATTGCGATACCTCCCCATTGCTCGTGCCGATTGTAGCGCCAGGTCCATGTCTAGATCTGTCTAACAGACTTGCGTGACCAGGTAACCGGTCACCCAACAACCTACTCAAGAATTGCTTCGCGTAATGAAGTATGGTTACGCCCCACTCAGTCTCAGGTTCGGATAGGGACTTATAACTTACTTGGTTATAAGTTTTGCATGCGCTCTCCGCAGCGAAGAATATCTCCGTCGCGCGCGCAACACGCTTTTCCTTGTCCGTCTTAAACTGAAATTTCTTGAGCAAACTGGCGATTGTGTACTTAGCCCTCAATTCTGAGAGCTTCGTACCCGCGGGTAATATACACTGTAATCCCCACGCCTCCGACAACTCCAAATAAGCCTCCATGTCGCGATTTCTCACAATCATGGAGATCCTACCGAAGTCTTCTTCAGAGAGGCAATCCTGAAGGTCTAGAACAATTTTACTTAAGACCTTCCAAGGATAAGCCTCGGGAAGGCGTACTCGCATCCGATCTTCGATGCTCGTCTTCTTGGATTTAGATCTACTTTTCATAGAGCCTCCGGTGTTTAAGTTTTTGGTCGTTTTCTTTTAGAGAAGATGAACCGTAAGAGAGTTACCGTGCAATTAATGAAGCGCGGTATCAAACTCGCGACAGCTAGTCCGATGAATAACCACAAATTAGTATTAATTTCGTGGTTGTCCATAGGTTAAACCATCAGCTGGTTCATCAACTTGACCATCAACGTATCACCGTCCAAGAGGGCTATCGCGCGTTGCCGACTGATCATCTGGTCGGCCACAACGATGCCCACGGGAACTGAACATGACACCTCGAAAATGAGCGGGGACGTTAACGACGCAATGCCGTCGACACCTTCCACTGCATAATCTTTCGAGAACTTCATTGCGGACTTCGCAGTCCCTTTGAAGTTTCCCATAACTTTTGGGAATGTCCGATAAAAAGTAAGCGTATCACGTGATATCACACTGTGATTACTCATGGTGTAAACACTCCGGTTCTGAAATTCTTCGAACCGAGAGTACACGTGGTCCACTGTGTTCGTATCGTTCAGTTCGTCTACTGCCAATGTTATGACATTGTCTAGCATAGGTATTTCTCCTAGTATCTCAACCCACCGCCGCGAAGGTTATCGCGTAGCCAGAGTTTTCTGGCTATGATGAGTAAATCTGTGAGCTTGAAAGCGTCTAACCGCACATTTAGTCGCGGCACTCCTGCTCGGCTCGGTTCTGGTACTCGTACAACAGTAGTGACTGTACGTTCATAATAGCAGTCGCGTAAGTCCCTCAGGTAGGCTACCGCCTGGTAATTTGGCGTGTCACCTGTATGAGACTCGACGGTGCAATCTGAATAGTACCGTGAAGTGTACTGATACTCCGTCATCGTGACGGTGTACCATGAGGCTAGAGTATGGAAGCCATAATCTGGCGACCATGATCCAAGTACATCACTGACATTAAAAAACCAATCAACTATGAAGCTAAATGGGACAAGCTCCCAGGCTGATTCGATTGGTTGCGTAAGTCCCCAGATATTTAACTGGGACGACTCTTGCAACTCAGTGAGTACACCCGCTCTTACAATGATGTCTCGTGACCACTTCGAAGTCTCATGGCATGTAGCACTAAATATTCCTTTATTAGTGTTCATTACCAGAGGCCTTTCCCCGTAGTCCGTATCTCCATCACTGTAAGTCGTACTACCCCGAAATGTCTGCCGCTTAGGCTTACTGTTTGGCTCTCTTGTGAGAGCGTCCACAATGCCTTTGCAGTCATACATCAGAGGTCGTATCGCATAACGTATTTCCATATAACGACCCTCTAGTTCCTTGAATGAGATTTCATTCCGCAATTTTGCGAATTGAGCACTCTTGATCAAACGTATAATCTTGATCAATCTCTTCAGAATAAGGGCCATGGAAACCATCGTCTTCTGCGACTCAGCTACCGCAACTAAACTCAACAGGGATTCATCTCCTATTGAGGACCAGGCAGAACTTACGGCCCGGTCAATCAACGCGGTTTGGCTGTACGACGGGAGGGTAGGGAGGAGTCCCATATCCAAATAATCACTACTTGGACAGTTCACCGCCCTAGCTTCGTTCCTGTACGTGGTCCATTTATCAGGATCACAAGCAGTATTCCAAAGCTTCCATTCATAATCGTACGTGTAATTACACGGGTGATCATGAATATCAACCTTTTGCTTAGACATAGGGTTATTAATAATTTGCCCTTTGCCCGACAGCTCTTTAAAAGTCGGAGTCACAACATCGTTCATGGACTCGTACCTGGTTTCTGGGACGTAGCTTCCGCTATTGTCCGACAGAATAACCGGGTCCGCATCCTCGCACGCCGCAGGGAATTTCACATTGGTATAAGACCAAGCTTGTTCCTTGCTAATGTCAGAACTCCTTTCACGAAACCTTTCCATAAATACCTCCTTATTTAAGGCGGCAATTTATGGGGACACAACAACATGGGCGCCTCACCCAGAGGTTGCGCATCTTCTTCCTTAGACCCCGTATATATTACGCGGCGTAAGGCGGAGAACTCTGCATCGAAGCTCCAAGCTTAGATGCTTACGCTACAGGTCACAAACCGACGCACATCCAGCCTTTGATCCTCCGGGTCGGAGCTCCTTTTGATTATAGGAGGTCCGCTCTGAGATTTACCAAAGGGTGGCACAGTGCGAAGGGAAAATCACTAGATCATACCAGGTTCGTAATGACAAGTCATATAGAGGTGTGGCGATCTCGCCACCGTTCCTCGTTAGACCCGTCAAAACTAATTTCTGGTTAATCATAGGTGATAAGTGAAACTGCAGCCCTTCGACCCCATAAGG